ATCACCTCCTTGGCGGCGATGTTGGAAGTGGCGGGGTTGAACGTCCACTCGCCGCCGACACCGCCGCTGCCGGCCTCTACCCAGGCACCGTTGTTGCGGCCGAACGTGGTCCCCGTGCTCGGCGCGTCGGGCAGGATCAGCGCAGCGGTCAGCCGGCACTCGGCCGGCGAGCTGATCGGAAAAGCCTTCGCCGTGGTGCCTTCCTGCGCCCGCGTCACCGTCAGCACGGCGCCGGTGCGAGCCGTGCAATACATGATCTCGAACAGTGTGCTGGTGTTCGGATCAACGACCGTCAATGGGAAGAAATCACCGGCCGCCAGCACCGGAAACTCGGCCGCGTCGATCGACTGGACGGTGATCGTCGTCTGCGCATTGGTGATCGCAGCGGCGAGCGTCGACGAGGCGTTGTTGGAGAATTTAACGGTCATCGGCTAGTCGTCCTTGATCTGCAGGACGAAACGGGCCTCCTTGATGCGCCCGGCCATCGTCGTGGCGAACACGGCGACCTCGCTGACCTCTCCGTTGACGCCGCCGGCTATCCAGATGCGGACGACCTGGGCGCTGACCTCGATGACGTCGATGATGAAGGTCACCGGCGTCGTCAACGACGCCGTGGCGCTGGAAATGACGTCCTCGTCGGTCAGCCACTTGCCGTAGTCGATGTCGTAATCGAGCCGATCGGCGGCCGTCTTCTCAAGGTGGGCCAGGGCGGCTGCGGTTGTCACTTGATCACATCCTCTTTCTGCCGCGCGAGCGTGGCCAAGTCGTCAGCCAGGACGATCCTGCGGTGTTCGAACCGCAGCGACAACCGACGGCCCGCTCCGAACGGAACGGTGATGCGCCTGACGATCTTCCAGCGACTGAAGAAGGTGCGTTCGAACGTCCCGTTGAGTTCGAAGCCGATGCCCATCGTTCCGATGAACGAGATGTAGCTGTTGACCTCGCCCAGTCCGAGGAACGCTGATTCGGAAAGGCCCCCCAGCGTATAAGCCAGTGTCGCCTCGAGTTCACCTTCGACGCCGACCTCGCTGTGGCCGCCCATCGTGAACACGTAATTGACGAAAACATGGGTCGGCAGCTGGACGGCGGAAGCGCCCTTGATCGAGTGGACGTAAGTGAGCTTGGTGATATGCGACGGCAGCGTGATGTCTGAGCGCATGAACCCCAGATTGCGAACCTGGGTGGCCTTGAGAAGACCGGAAAAAGAGACGCCAGCCGTGCCGCTGATCTCCGTGGAGAACTGGTCAGCGCCGTCGACCGGATAGTAGTTGATCTCGCGGTCATTGATCGATCCTCGGATCGGCGCCAGCGCCACTTAAATCACCGTGGCCTGCAGCCTGCTCGGGTTGATGACGCATTCGTCGGACGGCGCCAGCGTCTTCGACACATCGAGCGTGCCGTAGATGTACATCTGCCCGCCGATCAACGCATTCCACAGCGCGAAGTGGGTGATGACCAGCGGTGTCGGCCCGTCCATGATGCCGTATTCCATGCGCAGAGCGTTGGCGACGAGCTTGTTGGCCGACGGCGTGAAGGCGGTGTCCATGGTGCCGCCGGCCGACGGATCGCGCCTGATGTAGCTCGGCCACGCCGACAGCAACACCTCGTTGGCGCCGGTGACGGTCGGGTCCGCGGTGTGCAGCGCCACCCACAGGCGGGCGGGTGGCACCGGCACGATGCCGCGCAGATAGCAGTTGAGGATCGAGTCGCCGATTGCGGTTGAAGCTGGCATCAGAAGTACGCTCCCGTGGTGCGCAGCCGTGCGCCCGGCTGGCCTTTGGTGTGCTCGACCTTCAGCGATGCGAGCTTGGATCTGAACTCGGAGTACAGCGCGGCTCCGAGGTTCGGATTGGCGAATGTGCTTGGCAGCATCAGCATCATGCCAGCGGCGCCGCGGCCAACCGTGGTGGCGTGCAGGCCGACCAGGACGTCAGGCAGCGTCAGCGCGTTGAGCGACGGCTGCAGCACAAGGCGGATCTGCGCCGTGCCTTTCTCGCGCGGCCAGAACGACATCAGCCGGGGGTTGGTCTGGGTGATGAAGCGCGACGAGCCGGTGACCGGGTCGCGGTCCCAGCCTGGGTGGCTCTGATCGAGCCAGCCGACGGTGACCGGCAGCAGATCGTGGCCGTTGAGCCGGGCGGTCTGGATCTCGACGATCTCGGCGTCGGGCACGGTGACGATCGGTTGCGCGTCGGGGACCACCACCTGGACGTCGTGCCAGACGCGCCACAGGCGTGCGCTGTGGCACAGCTCGCGGCACGCCTCGATGATGTAGCGCAACGCCACCGGCTCCGGCGCGCTCGGCGCGAAGGGCAGGACTTGCGACAGCAGCTCGTCGGTCGCGCGCGGCATCAGCGTTTCGCATTCGGGCTATGCGCCTGCTCGACCTGCACTTTTATGCCGATCGCAGACGCAAATTGCTGGTAGTGGATGGCCGAACGGCCGGCGGCGCCGTCGATGTCGTCCTTCATCTGGCAGCGGTAGAGAACGTAATCCAAGATCGGCACCGAATACGGTTCGGGCAGGCCGATCTGCTGGTTGAACGACTGTGGTTGCGTCAGCGTGTAGCCCTGCGGGTTGGGCACCGGCAGCCTGGCCACGATCGGCTGCGGCAGCACGCCGACTTCCGCTTCGACATAACCAGTGCCGTCGTTGCCGGGGTAGACATAGTATTCGTAGGGCACCGTCTCGTTGAAGGTGAAATTACGGACCTCACGCTTCTGCTGCAGGATCGACTTGTTGTGCCAATTCGGCTCCTGCGCGTCGAGCAGCGCGCGATCGACCGGCTTGATCATGCGACCACCGGACGTCACCTGGAGGACGCCGTTGGCGTCCAGCGCGACGGTGACATTGCGCAGCACGTTGAGCAGCGTCAGCGGGTAGGCGCCGGCGGTGAAGGTGCCGGTCGACGGCGGGTTCAAGCCGTAGGGATTGATGGTCTGACGAGTGCCGGCGGCCAGCTTGAAGATCAGCGTCTTCGAGCTGGACGACGGCTTGGCCAACACGATGGCGCGTGTCGCCTCGTTGATCCAGTCACATAGCTCTGCACACGGCCAGCGGGTGAAGCTGGTGTCACTGAGCAGCGTCGCTGCTCGAAGCATGATCTCCGTGCCAGTGGGCATTCATCACCTTGCCAGCTTCTTGGCCTGTCCGAGCCAGTCGTCACGGGCCGAGCGGCCACCCAGGCCGAGTTGCTCGTCGAGTGCCGCCATTTCCTTCTTGTTGAGTTTGGCCAGCGCGCGAACGTCGGCAACGTCGGCCTTCTGCAGCTGCGTCGCGATAGACGGTCCGATGCCGATGATCTCGGTCAGCTCGATCGTATCGCTGCCACCCTCGTCGTCCTCGAGATCCGACGATTCGAGATCGGCCAGCGGCGCCTCGGTGAAGCTGAAATCGAGCGGCTCGGTTATGGCGCCGCTGCTGCTGTTCCTGATCTGCACCGGGACGGTGAGGGCACCGGACGCCAGCGACGGCTTGACGACGGTGGTGACGACGTTTTTCGAAACGAAGGTGGTCGGCTCGTCGCCAGCATTGAAGACGATCACGCTGTTCTCGTCGAAGCCGGTGCCGCGGCAGTTGAGAACGACGTCCTCGCCACCGACGACAGCCTCGGCGGGCGATAGCTGCTCGAGCGCCAACGGCTCCGGGCCGCCCTCCGGCTCCCATGGATCGGTGTTGTCCTTGTTGACCAGGCGGTAGTGGTCGACGACCGCCAGGAACACCTTGGCGTGCTTGTCGATCCAGACCTCGGCGACGTAGCGCCCGAACTGGTCCGGCTTGAACTCGTACATGATCCCACCGACCTCCTCGGAGACCGGGCCGTAGGTGCATTCAATCGTCGCCATTGCTCAACCCTTTCGCTTGCCGGGGCTTTTGATCGGCGGCTTCAACCGCGTCGTCGCCTTGCCCACCTTTACCGTGCCGCCGGTGTCGGAGCGATAGGTCTTTCCCTTGATGGCGTATTCCGGCGGTGCCGGCTCTCCACGCCCACGCAGCACCGGGTGCTGGAGCGGAGGTTTGGGACCTTTGTGTACTGGCTTGTCATAGTAAAACTTGGGGTCCGGCCCGGCCTGCGGGTTCGGCACCAGCGGCTTGAGCGGCTTCTTCGGCGCCGGGCGCACTATGCCGCGCGGGAAGGCCATCAGCCCCCTCCTCGCCGTATGCCCAGCGTCCGCTTCTTGTCGGCCTGCCGGTAGGTCGGCTTGGCGCGCGACGGCAGCGCCGGCTTCGGCGGCTGCACGTTGAGCGGCT